CGCGCAGCACGCCACAGCCGTACAGCACGTCCACCGTGAACTGCTGCGCCAGCGTGTTCGGCTGGTAGCTCATCACCACGCGCATGCCGAAGTTGCCCAACTCCGCGTATTCCGCAATGGCGCCGGTCCCGGGCAGCGGCTGCGGCAGCCGCCGGATCACCAGGCCGAGGGCGTCCTTAGTGAACGCCATGTTGTGGGTGGTCACCGTGGTCGTGCCCGTCTTCTGTACGAACTGCGAGCGGAAGACGAAGAAGTCCTTGACCTTCCCGATGGTGCCTTCGATCAGCGCGCGCAGGCCCGCTTCGCCCGAGTTCTGGAACTCGCTGAAGCGCGGTATTTGCCGCCAGGTCGAATAGGTCGCCGCGTCCACCACAATGAACTTCTGCTCTTGAGGCGGAACCTTCGACAGGAACAGCGCTGTTTCCGCCGCGTCGATCACGGCTTCCGTGATCGGCGTCGCCGCCGTTCCCACCGTGGTTGTGAAACTGGCGTACAGGCTCAGAAGGTCGCTCTCGATTCGCTGGGCGATAGCGGCCACCGACGGCTGCATGTAGATCTTCAGCAGGTCCGGAACCGCCAGCACCTTGGTTACGTCTGGAATCTGGAAGGTCGCTTCCACGTGCGTATTGAGCACGATCTGCGCGTTTCCCAGATTGGGGTTTTGCGTCTGCACCGTCCCGCCCTCGAGGATGTTGTTCGCCACCATGATCGGCGGAATCGGTATGTTGACCGTGTCGCCGGCATTCGCCAGCACCGGCTCGTAATCGCGATTCACCAGGTTCCCCATTACGAGGTTCCCCACCAGCACCGGCAATGCGTCCGCCGCCACCAGCTTGACAATCGCGTTTGCGACGTTAGTTGAGGTAATAGCTGCCATTCGTTCTCCTTGACTTGATTGTTCTTGCCGGCCGCCTGTGTTTGGGCCGGTTTGTTACTACAGGCCCCGAAGGGTCTGCGATGCCACGCGCACGATTTCCTCTCGTACCCGCTGCATCTCTTCCGCGTTCATGCCCGGGCGGATTTGTTCGATGCTCACCGTTTCTCTGCCCGTTGACGGCGCTTTGAAGGTCGCGGTCATCCCGGTTCCTCCCGCAATGCGAGCCGGCAGAAACTCCGGATTCTCATTCACGAACGCCGCCAGGTGTTCCTTCAATGGTGTTTCGCCGGCGTCGCTCCGCACTACCAGCCGCCCGTCCTCGGTGCGCACGATCCCGTCCTGTACCGCCTTGAACGCAAGGTCGATCTTGGCCACGCCCAGCCGCTGCAACTCGGCTCTCACGGCCGAGCTGCGCTCCGCTTCCGCGGCCATCTGGCGGCTGCGCTTGTTCTCCGCCACCAACTCGTTCAGCCGGCGCTCCAGTTGCTCCCTGCGCTTGCGCTCCTCCTGCAGTTCCGCCTTGTAAGCCGGCTCAGTCTTCGACTGCTCGTTGGTCGCGAACTCTTCGATTGCCTGCCGCACGATCGCTTGCACATCGATGCCTTCCATATAATGCCTCCTATGAGATTCCCTCTCCGTACTTCATCCGATCAATCTCTTCCGCCACCTGGTTCTTGACTTCCTGCCGCGCATCGCTCAGGTACTTGAAGGCCAGCCTCTTGAAGAGCTGCTTAGTCAACGTCTCCGAGCCGATCCCCAGATCGAGCAGTTTCTTGGCGTCGTCCAGCTCCGTGCTGAGATCGTCGATGTCGAATTCGTCCAGCCCCGAGACGCCGATCGAAACCCCGTCCTGCCGCGCAGCCGCGATGGCCCACAAGACCTGCTTCATGGTCTCTTTCACGGCAGCGCCGTACCCGCGCAGCACCTCCTGCGTGGTGTTGAAGTCCAACTGCTTGCTGACCGCCGACTGCCGGCCTCCGGCACTCGTATCCCCCGCCTGGATCATCAGGTAGCAGACGCGGTAGATCTCGTCCTTCAACTGGCCCAGGTTGTCGGCCGCGATCTGGTAGACCTTTCCCTCCGGCTCCGTCCATCCGAACCGGTCGTTCGGCCCGAGCTGGATGTAATAGGAATCGCCGACGATTTGGGTGAACTCCCGGTCCGAATAGACCACCGGACTGGCGAATAGGCCCATGGTCAGAGCCCACGAAAGCGCGTTGGACTTGTTGAAGTGTTCCAGTTGCAGAAGCGCGGCCTTGTTCAGCAGCCACAGCCCCTCCGACACTTTCATGTGGAACATGGGCACCCGCCGCAGCGACGCCAGACCGTGCCGCCCCTCATCCATCAGCTCGATGGGGCTTGAATCGCCCGCCTTCCGGTACATCTGGAAGTTCTCGCGGTCGTAGTAGATCCACCGCGTCTCCCGTTCCCATTTCGAATCCGTGACTTTGGATTGTTGCAGGCAGGAGGTGCGGATCACCACCCACTCCAGCCCGCCCGCCGGGTCGTAGTTCCAGTTGATGACCTCATCCGGCCCGTAGTCCACCAGGTAGGCGCGCGATCGCCCCGAAGCGTCCTCTTCCCCTCGCGTCAGGGGAGTGGGGGCGCCCTCCGTGCCAATCCTCGGAAAGTCCACCACGATGAAGCTGCCGCCGTACACCATGGTCTGGATGAATCGTTGGCGGAAAAACTCGCTGAGGCTGCTTCCCTTCAAATCGCAATCGTCCGCCAGCGCCGTGTAGAAGCTCTTGGCGGCGGTGTCCGTTCCGTCCATCGACAGGACCGGCTCGCGCCGCATGAGCGTAGCCGCATACCAGTCGACGATCGACCCGATGTAGTTCTCGTAGAACACCCGGCTGAGCCGTTCCTGGTAGATTTCGCTGGGCTCTTTGTGCCGGCGCACAAGGTATTCCGAGGCGTCCGCGCGCAATTGCTCTCCGCCCGCGTAGAGGTCTTTGTACTGCTTCCACATCGCCTTGCGCGCGATGTACTCGGGATGTTCCCGGTTGATGTTGTTCATCGAAGAATTCGCCCCCGTTGCTCCCCGGCAGTTTTGGCCGGTATACATTCCTGCCAGAGCAGATACCCCAGCGCGTCGGACAGGTGTGTTCTCAGCCGGTCCCGGTCCTTGTCGATCTGGTAGGTGTCGGCCTTAAAAGACACCTGCTCGAAATCCATGATCAGTTCCTTGCACTTGAAGTCCACCAGCAGCCCGATATCGCCGGCGGCCGACCGCAGCTTGGCGTTAGTCAGATTGATCCGTTCCCGCACGCCCGGATTGGATTTCGGCACCTTGTATTTCACCGGCATGGCGGAGTGGACTTGGAAGTACTCCTGGATCATGTCGTAGTCCGATGCCCCGGTAGTGTGTTGCTGGTACCCTGAAGCGTCTCCGTAGACTACGATGCCAGCCGCGTCTCTTGGAAACCGTTTCAAAAACTCCTCGCAAGCTTCGTGCGTGGTGGCGTGCCGGAGCACGATTTCATCCAGCACCCGCACCTTGCCGTGGACCAGTTGCACCACCAGCGAGCTCATCGGATCCACGTTGAAATCCAGCGCCCAAAGCAGCGGCAAACGAGCATCGAACCTCAAGTCCGCAAGGTTCTCATTGCGCGCGAAGGAGGCATATACCAGCCCGGCATCCAGGTTCAGATACAAACCCATTACTTCCTGTTGATAGAAGCGGTCGTCGTAGCTGTCTTTGAGCCGGTCGTAGTAATCCGGAATCTGTTGGAGAAGGTGCCGGTTCTCCTGCGGCCGGGCGATGATCGTTTCGTACCCACGGACCGGCTTTGCTATGAACCTCCGATAGACCCAGTCGTAGCCTTTGGGCGTCCATGCGGCAAAGCCGCACAGGCGCTTTGCCTTGGGATCGCGCAGGCGACCCTCCAGGCGCAACCACGCTTCTTCCTGGGTATAGGTCAGCTCGTCGAGGCCGAACCATGCCAGGTTGGTGCCGCGCAGCCGCTCGAATTCGTCCATGGACCGGAACAGAATCTTGGATCGCGTGTCGCGCATGATCAGCGTGTTCTCCGCCTTGCTGTGATCGAACGGAATCTTGTTTACGTCCAGAATCTCGAACAGCGCCGCCTGCGTCGCATCCCGCAACATGGGATAGGTTGGTGCACCCAGCAGTCCCAGGCGCCCCTGGTTCAGATAGCTGAGGCGGATGGCCTCGTGACAGACCGCCTGGCTCTTCCCGCTGCCAATGGGTCCCGAGAAGCCCTTGAATCGGGCCTCCGAGTTATGAAACTTCTGTTGCGAAGGCAGCGGGTGATACTCTATGTCCCGAGCTACTTCCCCGAGTCGGACGTCGTCGTCGGTTCGACCCATGTGACCTTGATCTCCCTGATTTCTTCTTGCTCGAGTTCGATTTCCATCTGTAGGAGTTTTAGGTAGTCCCCCATGGTCGGCTTGAAGTCCTTGGCCTTGATCCGGTCTTCGATCCCCACAATGGCTTTGTCCAAAAGATCCGAGATGCGGACTCTCAAAGTTCTGGGAGCC